GACACAAAGGACACCGATATGACCGCCCAGAAAGGCAAAGACCTGCTAATCAAGATCGCCGACGGCGCGAGCTTTACCACCGTCGCCGGTATGCGCACGCGCCGGCTGGCGTTCAACGCCGAGACCGTCGACATTACGCATGCCGAAAGCGCCAATCGCTGGCGCGAATTGCTCGACGGCGCCGGCGTCAAACGCGCTTCGCTGTCGGGGCGCGGTCTGTTCAAGGACGCCGCCACCGACGAACTGATGCGCCAGACGTTTTTCGACGGCGCGGTCAAGACCTATCAGATCGTCATTCCGGATTTCGGCACGGTCGAGGGACCGTATCAGATCACAAATCTGGAATTCGCCGGCGAACACAATGGCGAAGTCACTTATGACGTCGCGTTTGAATCGGCCGGCGAACAGACCTTCACGGCGGCGTAAACGATGGCCAACAAACATCGCGGCGAGATCGAAGCCGAGCTCGGCGGCGTCAGGCGCACGCTGGTGCTGACGCTTGGCGCGCTCGCCGAGCTGGAAGACGCATTCGGCGCCGAAGATCTGGTCGCGCTGACCGAACGTTTCGGCTCCGGCCGGCTGAAGGCGCACGATCTGACGCGCATCCTCGGCGCGGGCTTACGCGGCGCGGGTGAGGCGGTGAGCGACGATGAAGTCGCGCGGTTCGCAGTCGATGGTGGCGCGCAAGGCTATGTGCGGATAGCGGCGGCGCTGATTGCGGCGACCTTCGGCGAAGCGAACGAATGACACCGTTTCCCTGGAAGCAGGCGATCGGTTTCGGCCTCGGCGTGTTGCGGCTGCCGCCGGAGCAGTTCTGGCGCATGACGCCGCGCGAGCTGGCTTACGCGATCGAAATCGTGACCGGACGCTCGGCACCGCTCGACCGCGCCGGTTTTACCGAATTGATGAAGAGGTTTCCCGATGAGCAATGACGTTGCGCTCGAGACTCAATTAGCGGACGCCGCCGTCAACGATTTCGCCGGCACCATCGATCGGGTGCAGACCCGCACCAATGCGCTCGGCGTCAGCACGCGTTTTTTCGCGAGTGCCATGACCAAAGCCTTTACCGAGGCGACTGTCGGCGGCAAGCAGTTCGACGACGTGCTTAAGTCGATGGGCTTACAGCTATCGAAATTGGCGGTAACCCAGGCTTTCAAGCCGGTCGCAAACGACATAGCGAAGGGCTTCAAGCAGTTGCTGACCACGCTGCTGCCGGACCTATTTCCGAAGGGACGCGTTGGCGACGATGGCGAAGGCGGTCGTGACCCCGGCGGCGAGGGTCCGGGCCGCCATTGTTGCTGCCAACCATCAATCGCCGGCGGCTGCCTTGGTGGCGGCTTGCTACAAATTCCCACTATCAAATCAATTTTCCCGTTCGCCGCCGGCGGGGTGATCGGCGCGCCGACTTATTTTCCATTATCGTCCGGCGGGCTGGGATTGGCGGGCGAAGCTGGGCCTGAAGCTATTATGCCGTTGTCGCGCGGGCCTGACGGACGGCTCGGCATTGCCGGTGGTGCACCGCAAGGCGGCAACATCACCGTGCAAATCTCGACGCCCGACGCGGCCAGCTTCCGTCGCTCCGAAGCCTACATCACCGGCCAGATCGCGCGCGCGGTCGCGCGCGGACAACGGAACCTTTGATGGGAGCCTTTAGCCGATGACCGCCTTTCACGAAATATTGTTTCCGCTCGACATCGCGCTCAAAAGCGCCGGCGGGCCGCAACGGCGCACCGATGTGGTCGTGCTCGGTTCCGGCCGCGAGGAGCGCAATGCGCGCTGGGCGCATTCGCGCCGCCGCTATGACGCCGGCTATGGCGTTAAGACCCATCAGGCTTTGTCGCAGGCAATTGAGTTTTTCGAGGAACGGCGCGGCCGTCTTTACGGCTTTCGCTGGCGCGACCGGCTCGATCATTCGTCGGCCGCGCCCGAGATCGCGGTCACCGCGGTCGATCAGGTGATCGGCTTAGGCGACGGCGCGACTACCAGCTTCGCCTTGAGCAAGACTTATGGCGGTGTCTATTCGCCCTACCGACGCGTCATTGAAAAGCCGGTGAGCGGCAGCGTGCGGGTCGCGGTCGTCGGAACCGAAGTGGACGAGGGCACGGCCTTCACGGTCGATGTCACAACCGGCATCGTCACGTTTCTGGCCGGCCATATTCCGGCGGTCGGCGAGGCGGTGACCGCCGGCTTTTTGTTCGATGTGCCGGTGCGCTTCGACACCGACTATCTCGAAGTCGATCTGTCGGCCTTTGCCGCCGGCGTTATTCCGAAAATTCCGGTGGTCGAGATCAAGCCATGAGAACCGTTCCCGCCGCCTTGCAGGCTAAGCTCGACTCCGGCGTCACGACCTTGTGCCGATGCTGGACCATCACGCGCCAGGACGATGTCACGCAAGGCTTCACCGATCACGACGAGGATGTCGTGTTTGGGGAGATCATTTGCCGCGCCGGCACCGGCCTGACCGGCACCGAGGTGACGCAGAATTTCGGGCTGGCCGTCGATTCGTCGGAGATCACCGGCGCGCTGTCGAGCGATACCTTGAATGAAGACGATCTCGCCGCCGGGCGTTATGACGCTGCCAGCGTCGAACTTTGGCTGGTCGACTGGAGCGAGCCGGAATTGCGGGTGCTGTTGGCCAAGGGCACGTTGGGTGAAGTGCGGCGCGATGGCGCGGCCTTCACCGCCGAATTGCGCGGTTTGAGCGAGCAGCTCACACAAGACTCAGGCCGACTTTACACCGCGACCTGCGCGGCCGATCTCGGCGACGCGCGTTGCGCCGTCGATCTGACCAACGCGGCCTATCGCGGCAACGGCGAAGTTGTCGCTTTGAGCGCGACCTCGGCCTTCAGCGCCAGCGGGCTCGACGCTTATGACGACGGCTGGTTCACCGCCGGTAAGTTGACTTTTACCAGTGGCGGCAATGCCGGCCTGTCGGTCGAAGTCAAAAGCCACAGCAAGGCGGCCGTGGTGACGTTCGACCTGTGGCAGGCGATGCCGGAACCGATCCAAGCCGGCGACGCCTTCACGGTGACCGGCGGCTGCGATAAGCGCTTCGCCACTTGTCACGACCGTTTCAACAACGTCGCGAACTTCCGCGGCTTCCCGCACATTCCCGGCAACGATTTCGTCGTGCGTTATCCGGTGCAGGGCGAGCCGGGCAATGACGGCAGCAGTTTGCAAGGCTGACATGACCATCAATCGACAGACAATCGTCGCCGAAACGCGCGAGTGGATCGGCACGCCTTATCGACATCAGGCCTCGCTGAAAGGCGTCGGCTGCGATTGCCTCGGGCTGGTACGCGGCGTCTGGCGCGCCGTCATCGGCGATGAGCCGGAACGCGCGCCTGCTTATGCGCCGGACTGGGCGGAAGCGGCCGGCGGCGAATCGCTAGCGGAAGCGGCCGCGCGCCATCTGATCGCCATCGACCGCGCCACGTTTGGCGAAGGCGACGTGCTGCTGTTCCGCTGGCGCGACCATTTGCCGGCCAAGCACGCGGCGATTGTCACGGTATCCGACAAAATCGTGCACGCGCATGACGGCGCGGCGGTTGCCGAAGTCGCGCTGGCGCCATGGTGGCGGCGGCGCATTGCTTATGCTTTCCGGTTTCCGGGAGTGGACGCGTAATGGCAGCTCTTCTTCTGTCAACCGCCGGCGCGGCCGCCGGCAAATCGCTGTTCGGCACGACCGGCGCGATGCTCGGGCGATTGGCCGGCGCGGTGGCCGGCAACGCCATCGACCAGGCGCTGTTCGGCACCCGCCGCGAGCGCGCGCTCGAAGGGCCGCGTCTCGCCGACCTCACTGTGATGGCTTCGACCGACGGCGCTGCGATCCCGCGCGTCTATGGCCGCGCGCGGCTGGCGGGGCAGGTGATCTGGGCGACCAATCTGCAGGAGGTCGTCACCACCTCAAGCGAGACGACCGGCGGCGGCGGCAAGAGCACCGGCGGCGGCTCCAGCAACTCGGTGACGACGACCACCACGACTTACTCCTACTTTGCAAATCTGGCGGTCGGTTTGTGCGAAGGCCCGATCGGCGCCGTGCGCCGGGTCTGGGCCGACGGAAAGCCGCTCGATCTCACTGGCCTGACCGTGCGCACCTATAGCGGCGACGAGGCGCAGACGCCCGATCCGCTGATCGTCGCCAAGGAGGGCGAGGCGCCGGCCTATCGCGGGCTGGCTTATGTCGTGTTCGAGCGGCTCCCGCTTAACGATTTCGGCAATCGCATTCCGCAATTGTCGTTCGAAGTGGTGCGCAGCGTCGGGCGTCTCGAACAGATGGCGCGCGCGGTGACGTTGATCCCGGGCGCGACCGAATTCGGATACGAGCCATCGACGGTGGTGCAGGTGCTCGGTCCCGGTCAGTCGGGATCGGAAAACCGCCACGTTACTTACGCGCCGTCCGACGTGATCGCATCGCTCGACGAGTTGCAGGCGCTGGCGCCGAACATCGAGCGGGTTGCCATCGTGGTTGCGTGGTTCGGCGACGATCTGCGCTGCGGACAATGCCGGGTGCGTCCCGGCATCGACAATGCGGCCAAGACCACTTACGGCGCAACCTGGTCGGTCGCGGGCGTGACGCGCGGCGGCGCTTATCTGGTCTCGACTGTGGACGGCCGCGCGGCCTTTGGCGGCACGCCGTCCGATCAAAGCGTGATCAATCTCATCGGTGAGTTGAAAGCGCGCGGCCTGAAGGTCACGCTCTATCCGTTCCTGATGATGGATATCGCCGCCGGCAACACGCTGAGCGATCCCTATAGCGGCGCGGCGTCGCAACCGGTCTATCCTTGGCGCGGCCGCATTACCTGCGATCCGGCGCCGGGGCAGGTGGGTACGCCCGATAGCACCGCGGCGGCGGCGACCCAGGTCGATACTTTTTTCAGCGGCGGGCCGGACAGCTGGAACTACCGCAATATGGCGCTGCATTACGCCGCGCTCGCTGCGAGCGCCGGCGGCGTCGATGTTTTTCTGATCGGTTCGGAGTTGGCGGCGCTGACGCGCGTGCGTTCGGCTTCCGGCGTCTATCCGGCAGTCGATGCGCTGGCGACGCTGGCCGCCGATGTGAAGGCGATTGTCGGTAGCGGCACGGTCGTCACCTATGGCGCCGACTGGACCGAATATGGCGCGCATGTCGTCGATGCGGCGGCCGACGAAGTGCGCTTTCCGCTCGATCCATTGTGGGCATCGTCATCGACCGATGCGGTTGGCATCGATTATTATGCACCGCTGGCCGACTGGCGCGACGAGGCCGAAGCGCTCGACCGCGCGCTTAGCGACAGTCCCTATCGCACCGGCTATCTCGCCGGTCAGATCAACGGCGGCGAGGCTTATGACTGGTTTTATGCCGACGCCGCCGCGCGCGATGCGCAGGCGCGCAGTGCGATCACGGACGGGCTCGGCAAGCCGTGGGTGTTTCGACAAAAAGATATTTGGAATTTCTGGTCTCAACCGCATTATGAGCGCGTCGGTGGCGTCGAACTGGCAAGCCCGACCGCCTGGGTGCCGCAATCCAAACCGATCTGGCTGACCGAACTCGGTTGTCCGGCGGTCGACAAGGGCGCCAACCGGCCAAGCGCTTTCGCGGATCCGAAGTCGTCGGAGTCCGGGCTGCCGCCTTATTCCACCGGCAAGCGCGACGATCTCATTCAACGCCGCTTTCTCGAAGCGGTGCTCGGCGTTTTCGATCCCGCCTTCGGCGACGCCGCGCTTAATCCGGTGTCGTCGGTGTATGGCGGGCGCATGATCGCGGCTGACACGATCCATCTGTGGACCTGGGACGCGCGGCCTTATCCGGTGTTTCCGGCAGCCAGTGATGTCTGGGGCGACGGCGGCAATTGGCAAACCGGGCATTGGCTGACCGGGCGTCTCGGCAGCGCGCCGCTCGATGGGCTGGTGTCGGCGCTGCTTGGTGATAGCGGCTTTACCGACGCCGATACCGATGAACTCGGCGAGGGGCCGGACGGTTATGTCATCGATCGGCCGATGACGCCGCGCGCCATGCTCGATCCGCTGGCGCTGACCTTTGCCTTCGACGCGGTCGAGCAGGACGGCTTGCTGCGCTTTCGCCAGCGCGGCGGCGAACCGGTCGTCGAATTATTGGAAGAGGATCTGGTGCTGCCGGAGGATGCCGCGCCGGCGCGGCTGACGCGGGCGCAAGAAAGCGATCTGCCACGCGACGTGTCGATTAGCTTTACCGAGATCGGCACCGACTATCAGCGCGCCACCGCCACATCGCGCCGGTTGGTCGGGCGTTCGACGCGATCGTCCCGTGCCGACATCGCGATGGTCAGCAATGGCGCGCAGGCCGAACGGCGCGCCGAAATCTGGCTACAGGATCTATGGGCCGGGCGTGAAGCGGCCGAATTCGCTCTGCCGCCGAGTCAGTTGGCGCTGGTCGCGGGCGATGTCGCCGGTTTGACCGTCAACGGCCGGCGGCGGCTGATCGAAGTGCAAGAGGTATCCGACGCCGAAAGCCGATCCTTGCGCGCGCGTTCGATCGACCCGGAAGTGTTCAAACTGAGTCTGTCGCCGCCGCGCCGTCTGGCGCCGACATTGCCGCCGGCGATCGGGCCGGCGCATGCCTTGCCGCTCGATCTGCCGGCGCTGTCGTCGGAACAGCCGGTGACGCTGGCGCGCATGGCGGTATTCGCCGATCCCTGGCCGGGCGCGATGGCCATCTATGGCTCAAGCGACGGCGCAAGCTTCAGCCGTGTTGCGCTGGCGCTGGCGCCGGCGATTGTCGGCGAGACGCTCGACGATTTGCCGGCGGGGCCGACCGGGCGCTGGCATCCGCTCGGCTTTCGCGTCCAACTTTCTGGCGGCGCGTTGACGGCGCTGTCGGATAGCGCCGTGCTGGCCGGTGGCAATGTAGCGGCCTTGCAAAACGCCGATGGCAACTGGGAAGTAATCCAATTCGCCAATGCCGAACTGGTCGGCGAGCGTACTTATCAGCTGTCGCGGCTGCTGCGCGGCCAGGCTGGCAGCGAAGCGGCGATGACGCTGATGCTGGCGGCGGGCGCGTCCTTTGTGCTGCTCGATCCACAAGTGGTGTCGATTGCCGGCGGCACGGCTGCGCTGGAACGGACGCTGCAATTGCGCGTGGTCGCGTCCGGACGCGACATCGGCGATCCGTCGGCCTTGGCGCTGAACGTGACGCCACACGCGACCGCGTTGCGGCCGCTGTCGCCGGTGCATATCAAGGCATGCCGCGCCGGCGGCAGTGTGACGTTCACCTGGGTCCGCCGCACCCGCGCCGATGGCGATAGCTGGGAGGGAGAGGTCCCGCTCGGCGAGGATACAGAGCGCTACGAGGTCGACATTCTGTCGGGCGCGAGTGTCGTCCGCACGCTGAGCGCGACGACACCCTCGGCGCTCTACGCCAGCGCCGACGAACTGACCGATTTCGGCGCGGCGCAAACCAGCTTGAGCGTGCGGGTGGTGCAATTGTCGGCGACCGTCGGGCGCGGGTTTCCGGCCGAGGCGACCTTGGCCGTTTGAGCGCACGCCGCATTTCTCGTCATCAAAAATCATTCCGCTTAAGGATCAGTCATGACCGATACGCCGAAGCTCGGCCTGCCTTGCATCGAAGGCAGCCAGGCGCAAAAGCACGTCACCCATAACGAGGCGCTCGGGCTGCTCGACGCGCTGGTGCAACTGGCGGTGCTCGACCGCGATTTAACCGCGCCGCCCGGCTCGCCGGCCAACGGCGACAGCTATATTCCGGCGGCAGGCGCGACAGGTGCCTGGAGCGGTTGGGATGGGCAGATCGCCGTTTATAACGGCGGTTGGACTCGCATCGTACCGTTGCCGGGCTTCAAGGCTTGGGTGAAGGCAGAGCGGCTCACCGTTATTTACGAAGATGGGGTTTGGCGCGACGGGATTGCGCTCACCGCCCACGGCGGCCGCATTACGCTGCGCGCCAAGGAGGAAGAACTCACGCTGACCGGCGCTTATGTCGAGACCGCGGATGCGGCCTTTATCCCGAACCGCGCCATCGTGTTTGGCGTTGCTTCGCGCACCACGATGTCGATCACCGGCGCGACATCTTATGGAGTCGGCATATCCGGTGAGACCGGCAAGTTCGGCGACTTCCTCGGCATTGCGCTCGATTCGACCAATATCGGAGTGGTCGGTCCGAGCGGTTTTTATGCCAATACCAAGGTGCGAGTGACCGCCAATGGCGGCGATTTCACCGGCGGCAAGGTGCGGCTGGTCGTCTATTTCCTCGAAATGTCCGCGCTGAATTCGTAGCGCGCCGTAACCGCCAAAACTGAAATCCGAGCGAGAGAAATTTCCATGGCTGCCGTCAACTACGACGAGGCATTGCGCCAACTGCTGCTGCATGAAGGCGGCTACACCCATCATCCGTCCGATCCGGGCGGGCCGACGAATTTCGGCATCACGATCTATGACTACCGAAAATACGTGAAACCGGGTGCGATCGCGGCCGATGTGCAAGCGATGCGGCTCGATGAGGCCAAGGGCATTTACCGCACGAAATACTGGGACGCCCAGCGCTGCGACGAACTGCCGGCCGGCGTCGACTACGCGATCTTCGATTACGGCGTGAATTCGGGCATTGGCCGCAGCGGCAAGGTGCTGCGGCGCTGCTTGAAGCTATCGGACAAGACCGGCGTCGTAAACGACATGGTGGTCGCGGCGGCGATCGATGCCGATGCCAAGGCGCTGGTGACGGCGATCTGTGACGAGCGGTTGCGCTTTCTTAAACGCTTGCGGACCTGGGGCGTGTTTGGCAAGGGCTGGGGCCGGCGCGTTGCCGAGGTGAAGGCGTTCTCGCTTGCGCTTGCCGCCAAGCAACAAGTTGTCGTACCGGCGCCGCCGTCCGGCGTTCAACAGACCGGCAAAGGTATGGTTCCGGTCGCCAAACGCGTACAGCAAGGCTCGGCCGGCGCTATCGCCGCAGCGGGCGCTGCCGCGGCTAATCAAGCCCATGCTTCCGGTACCGGTGCGATCGGTATCGCGGTCGTTGTCGCTGTCGCCATCATCGCGGCCTATGCCTTCTGGCTTTGGCGGCAGCGGCGTCAGCAGGAGGCGGTGGCATAAAACGCCACCGCCATGTCGCAACTCCGCAGAACCATTATCGATAAGGACGCACTGTCATGTGGGATCACATTAAGGCCTGGTTCAAGAATTCCGTGACCATTCTGTGGGCGCGCCTTCAGGTCGTCGCCGGCCTGATGGTCGCGTCGGCCTTCGCGTTGCTGCAGGACCCGAATGTCACCAATGCGCTGCAGTCGATGTTGCAGCCGAAATTCATTCCTTATTACGTCGTCGCCATCGGGCTCATCACCGAACTGGCACGCCGGCGCACGGCGGGCGAATAAACATGCTCGCCACCATCCTCGGTTGGCTCGGCAATCTGCTCGGCGGGCCCTTCGCCAAGGCCGCGGTCGATGCCTATCGCGCCAAGCTGACGTCGGACAACACTTCGGAGAAGATTGCCGCCGATCTCGCCGCCAAGGAACTGGCGCTCGAACAGCGCGAGCGCGAATTGGCGGCGCAGGTGACGATCGCCGAGCAGGGGCGCTGGTACACCGCGTTGCCGCGGCCGCTGTTTGCCTTGGCCTTCATTATCTATGTCTGGAAGGTCGTGGTCTGGGACAAGGTGCTGGGCTGGGGCGCGACGGACGCGCTTAATGGCGATGTCGCGCAATGGGCAATGATCGTGCTGACGGCCTATTTCGGCGGGCGCAGTTTGGAGAAGGTGGCGAGGATCGTCGCCCGGAAATAG